CCCAGGCAGCCAGGAACGCTTCGAACGCCATAGCGCCCAGGCCGAGCATCAGCGGCTGCTTCGGGTTCTTGTTCGACCCATCCATGCGAAGGGCGTTGACCAAGTTCACCCGCTGCGGGCGCATCTCGTCGATCTGCTTCCAGGTCTCGTTCTTCGAGTCCTTGGTGATCCCCGCCGCCTTGAAGGCGCGCATCACCTCGCCGTTAAGCTGACAGTGCTCGCAGTCGCGGTTGAACGTCTCGCGTTCGCACACATAGACACCGACCACCTGCTTCTGCGCGTCCTTGACCCAGTGCGCGCCGAACTCGTGCCAGAATTGGTTGGGATCGTTCGCCCTCCAGCCCGGGAGAACGCGCCAGCGCGACTTGCCGGCCGGAGGCTTCAGGATTTTGTTGTTGCCGGAGCGGGCGCTCATCTTGGCCCGTTGAGCAGCGATGCGCTGCTGGAGTTGTTCTGTGACACTGACGTTAGCAGCCGACATGGTTTGGATCCTTTCCTGCTTTGGGATGTGCCGTAGTGGCAAACAAAATCATAGCTCAGTGATAACTGAAAGGCCAGTCACGAAGCTAGGGTTTCTGTCGTGGGCTTGCTCAGAGATGTGCGCATGCGCTCAAGAAGCGCCGCGCGATCGTTCGTGCGAGCCTCAGTGACAGCATGGATGCGGAGTTCGCCCTTCAGCTCCTCGCGGATCGAGGAGCCACGCTGAATGAGCATGTCGCGACGCTGCTCGAACGCCTTCAGCGCGTTCTTGCATAGGTCCAGGATGGAGTCGGCGCGGATCATGTCCAGCCGTGCGTTCAGGACCTCCCCGGTGAGCGTGACCTCCTGCTCGATCAGGCTGTCGGTGACCTTCGTGCCAGCAGTGGCGGCGTCCTCGCGCACCTTCTTGGCGGCTTTGGCCCTGATCACCTCGTAGATGGCCTTCTTGGTGGAAGCCTGCTCAGCAGCCTCGGCATGCAGAGCCGAGTAACGCGCGAACAGAGACGCCTGCTCGCGAATAGCACCATCCAAATCGGTGTCTGAGAACTGCACGTCCTCGTGGAACACCGCCGCGTCGAGAATTGACTTTACCGCCACACAAACCTCCCTGCTGCCTCTGAGCGTCAGCGCTGACTTACCTGCTTTCTACGACGGAAGCAAGTCGGGAATCTTGGCTATGACGGCATCCAACGTCGCTTGCTTCCCGCTGTCGAAGTGAATCGCGCTCGGTGAGAACCCAAGCAGCACATTGCACTCGCGCTTGCGGTCGTAGATGACCTGGCCGGCGTTATCGAAGGCGCCGCCCTTCATCCCAGGCTGGAAGTGCTTCACCGCAAGAGTGCCCAAGGCCACGATCAGCGGCGGGCGAATGATGGCGATCTCCTGCTCCAGCCAGGCCGGGCATTCGGTCATCGCCGTCTTCGGCCATTCCTTGGTCTTCTCGGGCTTGGGCGATTTCAGGAGTGCCGTAATGTAGACATCCTGCAGCGTCTTGCCGATCGCCGCCAGGCTGTCTTCGATCGCCTCGATGTGCCCGCCAACACCCATCTCGTCAGCGGCTTCCTCCTTATAGGAGGGGCCGTCGAGCACGATCATCACCTGGGGCTTGCCGCTGAGCCAGGGCTTCGGGTGGCAGAGGCCAGCCAGCTCGCAGCGATCGCACGCCTTGTAGCCCTCGATGACCTGGGCGAGCTGCTCGACCTGTGCCGGCGCCCAATCAACCTCGCGATCGATCACCACGTTATCGACGATCAGACCCTGCATCAGCTCCATCTGCTGGGCGCGACGGGAATGGTGGTCCGCCGGCACCTGGCCGGGCTCGATGCGGGAGAACGTGCCCACGGCATCCAGATTGGCGACGTGCCGCACGTTGCACCGCCTGCGTTCAACCCGCGCCACGAAGTCAGCTTTGTCGGTGAAGGGTATCTCCGTCGCACTATCCACGATCACCAGCTCGCCCTTGGCATCAAGCTGCACCACCCGCTTGCGTGCGGCTATGATGGCCGCAGCCGTGTTGTCTGACACACCCAAGACGGCGGAGAAGGGCGCTAGCAGCGATGTGCTGTTCAGCGGCTCGAACACGTCGGAGCTCTGGTTGATGTCGGGCGGCAGCAGCTTCAATCCCAGCCGCTTCATGTCGGCCAGCACCACCGCGCGACGATCCGACTTCACATGGGACAGCACCCCGGCGAAGAACTCGATCGGGTAGTGCACCTTGAGCCACATGCAGACGTAGGAGATCAGCGAGTAGGCCGACGCATGGCTTTTGTTGAATCCGTAGCCGTCGAATTTTTCAATCTGACTGAAGATTTCGTTGGCGAAGTCCTCAGAAACACCACTCGTCTTGACGGCGCCCTCGACAAACCGTTGCCGCCACTGTTTCATTTTTTCTACGAGTTTCTTCCCCATCGCGCGGCGAAGATGGTCAGCCTCAACCGCGGTGAAGCCGGCGAAATCCTGCGTCACGCGCATGATCTCTTCCTGATAGACCATCACCCCGTAGGTATCCTTGAGCGCGGCCTCCATGCTCGGGTGCGGGTAGCTGGGCAGGATCTGGCCCTGCTTGACCTTCACTAAGGTCTCCATCAGCCCCGAGTCCATTGGGCCGGGCCGGAACAGCGCGGTCGCCGCGGTCAGATCCTCGAACGTCAGCGTGCCGCCCTCGGCCAACTGCTTGAGCAGCTTGCGCATCCCGCCCGACTCGAACTGGAACACGCCTACCGTCTCGCCCCGGCCGAATGCCTCCAGCACCTTGGGGTCATCCAGCGGCATGTCTGACGGGTTGATTTGTATGCCATGCAGTTTGTGGATTTGTGAGATCGTGAGATCGATCATGTCCAAGGTGGACAGCCCGAGCACGTCGAGCTTCACCAGGCCGAAGTCATCCACGATCCACTTGTCCCAATTGACCACGCGGCTCTCGTTGCGGAGCTCGACGACCGCCCGCTCCTCGATGGGGACGCCGGCGACGACGATGCCGGCGGCGTGCTTGCCGTAGACCTTCATCCGATCCTCGAGGTTGCGTGCGTGCACGATCACCTGGGGATGCTACTTGGCGAACTTGGCGAGCTCCGGCACCTCCTCGAGCGCCTGTTCTAGCGAGTAGCTGTTGCCATGCTCTTTGGGCACGAGCTTGGAGAACGCCATGATCTCGGGGATGTCCAGCGCCCGGCAGGTTTCCTTGAGCGCGCTCGCGGCAGCCATCGTGCCGTAGTTGGACACCGCTGCCACGTAAGGCTCGCCGACGCGCTGGGTGATGTAGGCGATCACCTCTTCCCGGCGGGTGCCCATGAAGTCCAGGTCGGCGTCGGGAAGGTCGATACGATCGGGGTTGATGAACCGCTCGAACAGCAGGTTGAACCGGATCGGGTCGATGTCGGTGATGCCCATCAGGTAGGCGACCAAACTCCCACCGACGCTCCCCCTCCCGGCCCCGACGCGAATACCCTGTGCCTTGGCCCAGGTGACGATCTCGGCGACGAGCAGGAAGTAAGCCTCGAACTTCAGCGTGCGCAGGATGCCCAGCTCGTATTTGAGCCGCTCCCGGTATGGCTCCAGGTCGGTCGGCTGGTGGCCGAACATCGGCCGCTTGAAGCGCTCGCCCCAGCCCCGCTGACACGCCCTGACCAGATCCCCGAACTCATTGGCTGACATGGCCGGCAGCGACGGCTTGGCCTTCTCCCAGGTGAAGCTCACGCTGTCGGCGATCTGGCGGTTGACCATGAGCGACGTGCGCAGTTGGTCAACCCAATAGCCGGCAGACTTCCCATAGCGCTTGGACAGCGCCTGCGCCTGCCGAGCGACCAGCATCATCAGCTCGGTCTCATCCTTCGGCGTGAAGTCGCGGTAGACCGGGCGAGCCGAGATCGGGCCCAGGCGAACGTTCCGGGCTATGCACGCCATGAGGTCGAGCGTCTCAGCCTGCTCACGCGCCGCGTAGAAAGCCGGCATCGCCACGCATGCCGATAACCCCTCGGTATGTTGCAGCGTCAGCGCTTCATACGCGTGCCGCACGAAATACGGGGTTGCCAGGGGGGTAATTTCCGACGCTACAGGCACGCTTGCATCGCGCAGCACATCCCATACCTGCCGCGCTCGCCCCGCCCCGTGCGCCCCGTAGAAGTCGCCCAGCGTGACCAATGACGCATCAGGTCCAGCCGGCCCCATGATCTCGGCCACGTCAGAGACGAGCAGCCGCGGGACCTCGTAGAAGTTCTGGTCGGTGAATGCTCGGGACAGCAGCCGCAGCAGCGCTTGGTAGCCGGCATCGTTGCGCACCAGGAGGCGCAGGAAGTAGGCGCGGTTGTTGCGCTTGGAGGCTTTGTCGTGGGTGAGCTCGTCCACGATGCGCAGCCGGGCGCCGATGATCGGCTTGATCTTGTGCTTCTGGCACGCCTTGACGAACTCGGGCATTCCGGAGATGCGCATCGTGTCGGTCAGCGTGAGCACCGTCGCACCTTTGGCGGCGTAGCCCTCCACTAGGGTGTCGGGTGCCAACAACGATTCGCCCACGGAGAAATGGGATCTGCCATTGAGGTGGATGGTCATGCGTCGCTCTTCACTAGCCCGCGCAGCCGATCGATCTCCGCCTGCGCTCGACTCAGGGCGCCGATCGCCTCGGCAATCAGACGGCGGGCCTCCGCCAGGTTGGCGAGCTTGCCGTTCGAGGCGTCGATGAGGCGGTGATAGAGAGGTTCGGGTTCGGTCATGGCGCGTGTATGCGCGTGCGCTGCAAGGTCATCATGGAGAACTCGACCTTGCCGTTTGCCCGCACCCGCTCGCTGCGGGCTTTCGTCGCCACGAAGCACTCGTTCAGGTGGGGGCAGCTCCGGCAATTTAGGCGGTCGGCCAGGAAGCAAACGGGCGATCCGTAGCAGCCTGGCAGCAAACTCTCGTCCATCAGAACTTGATCCTTCCCATGATCTCCCGCGCCACTTCCTGATCGGCGCGAGCGAGCCGGTTCACGTAGGCCAGCATCAGCCCACGTTCGAAGGAAGCCAGGCGCCGGCCAGTCTTGGCCGCGTTGATGAGTGCTCGCGGCGATACGGGGAGTCCGATCTTGCCGTTCGCGAAACCCTCGCGCACGAGCCGGCCGAACTGCACCAGCTTCTGCGCTTCGTCCTTTGGCACGCCGCCCTGGCCGACGATCACGCCGACTTCCGTCTCGGGGTCCATGTATTTGACCTCCTCGACGATCGCGAACCGCTCATAGTTCGCGGCGTTCTGCATCAGCGTGCCCTGGTAGAGGCCGGTCTCGTCGCCGGTGCCGTTCGTGTTGCCGGTGGCGACGAAGCGGAACATCGGGTGCGGCGTGATCACGCGGTTTTCGTGGTCGGCCTCTTTAATCACCAGTGACTTACCTTCGAGGACAGGCTGATAGAGCGCGGTGACTGCGGGCATCGCGAAGTCGTATTCGTCAGCCAGGTAGGTCACCCCGTGCTTCATGCAGTAGGCCAGCGGGCCCAGCTCGAACACGGTGTGGCCGTCGCGCACCGTCCACTGGCCGACCACATGCGATTCCTCGGTGTTGCGCGTGTGCTGCACTCGCAGGATCGGCCGGCCGGTGCGGGCGCAGACCTGTTCCGCGATCGTGGTTTTGCCGGTGCCGGCGTGCCCCCACAGATAGACCGGGAGGTTCATCTCCATCGCCAGCATGACCTCCTTCAGGAGATCGATCGGGAAGATGTAGTTGTCATCCTTCGCCGGCACGAACTGGCCCAGATACTCTGGGCAG